GGTAAGCAGTAGAAGCAATCCTATGGCTATAAAGCCAATTAGGAGTGGTAGGATTTTTAGTTGGAAACATTTTAAACGCAAATAGAATGCGGTCTAATATTTTGGCTATTAGCCTAAATAGTTTTGTGTAAGTTGTTTTCATAATTATTAGTTTAGTTGTATAAGCGTATAGCGGCAATAAACAAGTTATGCGAGATGCTACGAACCGCACTCCGAAAAGACCTCACAGCTATCACCACCGAGTAAGTCAATTTGATATGAATATTCATCAGCATCATTTTTAATTATTCCTTTCCAATTTTCAGCTTGACACATTATGTCTGTTGCACTTCTGTTTCCTCTAAAAAATACCCTATCTTTTGCATTCAAATCTTTGTCAAACTCAAAACCTATTCTTGGATATTTTCGTTCCATTTTATCCATAAATTCAAACGCTTTCGGATTTTCTTTGTATATCTGAAATAGCTTTTTATCTGCCTTTTTCCAACAAGTAGTGCAGTTTCCTTGATAACCTTTCAACTCCAATCTAAAGTGCATTTGCTTCCAAAAAAAGTTAATCATTGGCTTTGTTGCAGGTATCATATCTTGATTAATCAAAGGATAAATAAACCGCATTTCTTTTGCTTTAGCATTCATTCTGTCTGCTTCGTCATTTCTTATTCCTATTGCGGTATCATACTTTTCACCATCAAACCAATCTTTTGCAAATGCTTTAATGGGTGCTTGTTTTAACTCTCTTGTGCAATGTGGGAACGCTTGGTTAGGTATTCCATACTTTTGTATAATTGATTCAAATGGTTCACCATTTCTTTTAGCATAATCAAAATTGGTCAACCAATAACCAGTGCCTTTTCTTTCACCGAAATTTACAGCAGCTTCAACCCATTGTACATTTAGTTTCCAATAGTTATCGCATTGTTCTACAAATTCTAAAGTCTGTTCATTTTCAAGTCCTGTATTGGCAAATACATAAACTACTCTATCATAGCTATCCTCTAAATGTTTTTTAATCCATTGAGCCATAAAGCCCGATGTTTCGCCTCCTGAAAATGATACTAATAAATTTTTCTTCATAATTCTAATTTCAATTTGTTAAAAGCACCTCGCATAACAGCACATAAGCAAAAGCCCAAATCCCACCGCACAATGCCACCGCTATTTGTGTCTTCGCATAGCTGCGAACCGTTACAACCCACCCTCATACTCCTTGATAATGAGTTCTTGTAAGTTAATAAAATCATTTACATTAAGCAAGTCTAAGACTAAGTTAGTAACATCGTTACCATTATAGTAAATTGTTTCAATCTCGCACTCCGTTGCTTTAGCTGGAGTATCATAAGTGCTAAAGTCTTTGCTTATGTTGGCATCTATTTCTAATCTATGCCCTTTAAAGTCTATGGTCATATCAAAATAATTTTGTTTGTGTTGTTTTAATTTTGTTTATTATTCCTAAAGCGGTTTCAAGTATTGTTTTTCCTGCTTCAAAGTCCACCAAATTACGAGCAACTTTAATCATACTTTGTTCTCCTTTATAAGTTGAAATATCAATCTTATGAAATTCACAAAGTCTTTTTAGTTCGTCTGTTCCTGCTCCAATTTGTATTCTTCTATCTCCTAAATCACTTGGTAAATTAAAATTAGTCCAATACAAATGCCTTCCTCTTTTTTTCGCTGGTATTAGTGGCTCGTAATATGGTATCACATTTTCAACTACATATTTACCTGTTCTATAATAATGCTGTAAAAACAATATTTCTTCGTACAGTTTCATATCAGGATAAATTGCTTCGGTTGTAGTTTCATAATTTGAACTACTCCAATATCTTGCTCGTGAATGGCTCGGACAAGGTGGCGAACTCCAAATAAAATCAAACTCTTTGTAATGGTCTAGTAGATATTGGTGTGCATCTGCAATTATTACGTTATCATTTGGAAATCTTTCTTTGTATAATCTTGCTAATTCCGGGTCAAGTTCAACCGCTGTAACTTCAATATCTTTTTTTACTTCGTTCCATTTATACCGGTTACCGCCCAAACAAGCGTATAGGTTAAGAATTTTCATATTATCTTAATTATTTCTAAGTTTGACAAAGTACCCCATTTGGGGTACATTTTAGTAAATTCTTTCAATGCCAAGACTTTACTCAGCGCCTTAATCGTTTCCGATACTTGCCGACCTTTATAAGTATAGCAAAATTTAAAGAGTTTCATAGGTAGTAATGGCTTTAGGGTGATAGTTAATATAAACTCTTAAATCCTCAAAATATAGCCCAAACCAATACTGATTTATTCCCTGTTCAGGCTCGTATATTTTAGGCTCTCCAGCTTCTAAATGAAGTGCCTTAAAGGCTTCTTTGTCTAAGTCAATAGATATACTATCAACTTTAGTTCTGCATCCAGATAATGCTGCCTTTAGCATATCAGCTTTGTATTTTAAATCTTGTAGTTTCATTGTGTTTTGTTTTAGTTTGATAATGATACAAATGTAATTAATTTTTTAATATATCATAATAAATTTTATTAACATTATTTTGTTAATATTATTTAATATAGTTTATTAATTTAATTGTATATTTGCAATAACAAATAAATGTAAATTATGAAACCAAAACCTAAAACAGTATTCTTAAGCGAACAAGCAATAATTAATGCTGATCGTCTTAGGCTAAAACAGCAACCGCCACCAAGCCTTTGCTCTTTTTTATCTTATCAATTAGAAACTTTATTAACTAAAAAACAAAAAACTAATGTCTAAACTAATCAACCTATCCATTGACTTGACAAAAATTGACAAGTCAAAAATTAACAACCATCCAAACGGATCTAAGTATTATTCCATAACAGTTGAACTTAAAGATGAAGCTGATGCCTATGGTAATAATGTTAGTGCCTGGAATGCACAAACTAAAGAAGAACGTGCTGCTAAAGCTAATCGCCAATTTATTGGAAATGGTAAAGTAATTTGGGAAAATACTCCCAGTCAAACTGCGCAACCATCCGTTAGTTATCAAGCTAAGCCAATTACTAACAGTCCATCTGATGATGGCTTACCTTTCTAACCTATGAGCAACCTACCTACATTAGCCGACCTTAATAAAGATATTCAAGCTGCATTTAAACATGATCAGCTTAATACTTTATTAAATCAACAACCACCCCAAACATGGGTTAAGCAAAACAAGTTTGCAAATAATAGTTTGTATTTACCTATTGACAAGGTAGAATTTCTTTTAACTCGCATTTTTCAGCAATGGAGGTGCGAGGTTATAGAATACAAACAACTGTTTAATGCTATAAGCTGCCATATTAGGCTACATTACTTAAATCCAATAACAGGCGAATGGTCATTCCATGATGGTGTTGGTGCTGCAGATATACAAGTAAAAGCTGGTAGTAGTGCTTCTGAATTGCAAAATATAAACCGTAATGCAACCGGAATGGCTTTACCTATTGCTAAATCTTATGCTCTTAAAGATGCGGCCCACCATTTGGGTAAGCTATTTGGAAAAGATTTAAACCGAGCCGATGCTGTTGAGTTCTCAGGTGCTTATGATATGCCTACTATAGATAATATAGTAGAAGTATTTGAGCAAGTAAAGGATAAGCTAACCATTACTGAATTGGATGCAGCAGAACGAATTATTAATAACAAAGAAGCTAATTCTTTTAAAAAATTGTATAACCATTTAAAAACTAAACTATGATAAATAATATTAACCGTATTGGTAAATTTACTTCTAGCGAGATTTGGAAGCTTACTAAAAAGGACAGATCAGGTAAAGGATTCGGACAAATAGCTTTAACCTATATTGAAGAAAAGAAATTTGAGAAACAATTAGGCAGAAGCTTATCTGTTGAATCTGATGCAAGGCCATTGCAATGGGGTAAACTAAATGAAGCTAAGGCTTTTGAATTATTAGGATTAGAATATACTTTGACTTCTGATAAAACTATAAACCATTCCAGTTTATCTAATTGGTCTGGTAGTCCTGATGGGGTTAAAGATGGTGTTGTTATGGACATAAAATGTCCTTATACTCTTAAATCCTTTTGTCAATTATATGAATGTTATGATAAGCAAACATTAATTGATTACACTACAAGTGGTGAAGCTTATTATTGGCAGTTAGTTTCTAATGCTATTTTAACCGATACTAATAAAGCTGAATTAATTATTTATTGCCCTTATCAATCAGAACTTCAATCAATTAGAGATAATGCAGATTTAGAGGGTATTAAATGGATTAGCTATGCCTCTGATGACCAACTACCTTATTTAATTGAGGGTAGTTATTATAAAAATATCAAAGTAATTAGCTTAGATATACCTAATGAGGATAAACAATTATTAGAAGATTTAACATTTAAAGCTTCTGTTTATTTGGATGGTAATAAGTTTTAATTATATTTAAAAAAAATTATTCGGGCAGGAATAATTAAAAAGTTTAAGGTCTAACCTTAATCACCCCTTTTAGTTGTAGGACTGCCCTCTTACAACTTTTAGGGGTTTTTTATCTTATGAAACTTTATAAAATTATATCGCCAAACAATATATCTTTTACAGTTTTTGCTGAATCAATTTATCATGCTGTTGAAAAGGTAAGGTCGCAAGAAAATTATAAGTTTACAAATGCTCAATATTTAAAGCTAAATGGAAAATATAAATTTTAATTATTATCCAGCTAATATTAAAGATACTAATGCCATTGGCCTTGTTAGTTTAAATAGATTTATTAAATCAGTTCAAAATCCTAAATCTGAAACTTTACACATATTTGAACAGATTAAATTAGCTGATGAACGTAATGACCAGGCAGAAAAGCAAAGACTTAAATCTAAATTATATTACTTTACTCCATGCGTACAAGTAAATCAAAAAAGAATTTATACTGATATAAATCAATTTTCTGGATTATTAACTTTAGATTTTGATAAACTTGAAGAAGATTATGCAAAAGAATTTAAACAAGCTTTGTTTGATGAATATAAATTTATTATTGCTTGTTGGTTATCTGCTTCTAAAAGAGGTGTAAGGGCCTTTGTTTCTATTCCGGTATGTAAATCTATTGAAGAATTTAAACAATATTTTATGGCTATTGAGTTTGAATTAGGTATTTACAAAGGTTTTGATGCTGCACCTAAAAATTGTGTTCTTCCAATGTTTATGTCTTATGATAAAGAAATACTATTTAGATCAGACTTTACTACATGGACTAAAAAATACATCCCAATAGAAATACCTAAAAAAGAAGTATTTATTTTATATGATAAAGATTTTACTAATAATGTGGGTTATATTGTTAAAAAAGCTATTGATAAGATTGTTAATAATGGCCATCCACAACTTAGAGCAGCGGCTTATGCTTTAGGTGGTTATGTTGGTGCCGGATATATTAACCAAACAGATGCTATTAATCTTATTGACAAACTAATAATCAATAATGCTTATTTATCGCAAAAGGCTGATATTTATAAAAAAACTGCAAGAACTATGATTATTAAAGGAATGTTACAACCACTAAACTTATAATATGAATCCAAAATTTATTAAAGAAGAAAAAAATATTAATCTTAATCCAGTTGATTATTTTAACTTTTATGGCGATTTTAAAATAATATTTGCTGATAATATTAAATATCACTTTGTTTCTGATACCGAAGTAGCTAATGTAGATAATCTTACTAAAGTTCTTTTTAAATGCCAAACAAATGGAATGGTGCAAATTTTAGCTGATAATGAATTTGACATTGCAATTAATAATAAATGCTCAAAATTTATGCTATTAACAGCTGTTAAGTTTAAAAAGAATTATTATGATGCTATGAACTATGTAAGGTTTTTTATAATGAAATTAGAAATACCTTATATCCGAGTGGGAGGTGATTATTATAAAATAATTAATAAAATTGACCGCTATGGAGGTAAACACCGTTTACTTAAAGCTTGGAAAAAAGAAGAAATTAAACAAGATCACGATAAAACATTATTAAAAATGATTTATAAGTTTGATGACTTTGATATTATTCCAGATAATAAAACCTTTATTCCTATTAAAAATGGCTGTTTTAATCTGTATAATAAATTCTCACATGAAGAAGATCAGGCCTTAATTAATGATTCAGATATACCTGTTTCATTAGGTATCTTATCCCATATTTTTGGTGAGCAAATAAACTTAGGACTTAAATATATGAAAGTCCTTTATGAATACCCTAAACAAATACTGCCTATTTTATCCCTTGTTTCTACAGAAAGAGGTACAGGTAAAACCACTTTTCTAAACTGGATACACATGATATTTGGCGAGAATGCTGTACTGATTAATCCGCATGATCTTACCTCCAGCTTCAACTCAATCTATGCTACTAAGAATATAATAATGGTAGATGAAACTGTAATAGAAAAACTTGCATCAGTTGAAAAACTTAAATCAATAGCTACAGCTAAAAGCATATCAGTATCGCAAAAGTTTGTATCTGAATATTCTATCCCTTTTTTCGGTAAGGTAATTCTTTGTACTAATAAAGAAAAGGATTTTATGAAGATTGATAATGAAGAAGTCAGGTTTTGGGTTAGAAAAATTAGACCGGTAGAAAGACTAAATACAAATATCGAAAATGACTTATTCAAAGAAATACCTAAATTTCTTAAATATTTATCTCAGTTAGAAGCTATTGACTTTAGTAAATCTCGTATGGTATTTACCATTGATGAAATAACTACAAACGAATTAACCGAAATAAAAGAAGAATCTAAGTCCAGTTTGCATAAAGAATTAGAGATTTTGCTGGATGATTTCTTTAATAATAATGATACAATAACCTATTTTGAAGCTACTGCAACCGATATTAAAGACCATTTTTTTAAAAACAACAACAATATTACTCATAATTACATACATAAAGTTTTAAAAAATGAACTAAAATTAGAGCAAAATGGTATGGTTAGATACGTTCCTTTTGGAAATTCTGATCCGTATGCAATTAAAAAAACAGGCAAACCTTTTAAATTTTTTTCAAAAAGTGCTGAAAGCCCTATAAACATTGAAAAAATACAAAATGAGGAATGTCCGTTCTAATTTATTCCATTTACAATTTACATGCAATATATTATAAATCAGTTAAATAACTTTGTAAACGAAATTCTGTAAATGGAAAAAACTATAATGTTTTATAAAAAAGATATAAAAAATAAAAGTTTTACTTAATATATTATAATTTCATTTACAAATTATATAATATATTTATTATTAATTAGTTATGTGTAAATGAAAGTGTAAATGAGTTGTAAATGGAGTGTAAATGTAAATGAAATATGAAACCAACCGAGATTTTAAAACAATTAAAGATTGACAGCCTTAAAGCTAAATACCCTAATTTTCCACCATCAGCTATTCCGATACCGACTTATTCGGATAAAACCGCTAATGGATTAACTAAAATGGTTATCGACTGGCTTCAGCTAAACGGACATCAAGCTGAACGGATTAACACAATGGGAGTGGCAAGGGTAAACAAAGGACCAAAAGATGAATCCTTTAACCGAAACTTTAACTCAGTTACCTGGACACCATCCGGAAGCACAAAAGGCTCTGCCGACATTAGCAGCGTTATAAACGGCTTTTCTGTTAAATTGGAGGTGAAGATAGGTAAAGACCGACAAAGTGAAGCACAGCGCAAATATGAGGCTGATATAAAGAAAGCTGGAGGTTATTATTTTATTATAACCGACTTTAATCAATTTTATGAATTATATTTGAAATTAATAGATAAACTTAAACCTTATGACCACTTTACATTTTAAAGCCTTTGATCAGGCCCACACCGTATTTATTGAAAAAATTATGAATCAACAAGAGATACATGCTTATCTTTCAGATATTTGTAGTACTTTTGTTCTATTATGGTGGGAATATGACTGCACAAATAATAGCTGAGATTCTTTACAAAGAGCCAATTTACAGGCAAATTTGCCGAAAGATTGCCCGAAGTAAAGACTTAGCAGATGATTTGTTTCAGCATATTGTTCTTAATGTTTTAGAGGGTAAATGTAAAGGGATTGAAGAAGCAGCCGAACAGGGTAACCTTAGATGGTATTTTGTCCGAGTATGTACTAATCAATACCGAAGTGAAAACACATCTACATTTAGCCGAGAAATGAAACATTTTGAGCCTATCATAGATTGGAAGTTTTATGATTATAATGATGAAGAAGAAGAAGCTTATGACACCGAAGAAGATCAGGCATTTGATATTGAGTATCAAACCTGTAAAGAAATAATTGCAGAAAGGGGATGGTATGAGCAGAATTTATTTGAACTTCATTTGCAGTATAAATCTATTAGACAATTAGCTAAAAAAACTAAAATACCAGCGAGATCAATATACAACTCAATTAAAGCAACTAAACAATATGTCCACAATAGACTTAATTCTACACTCCCTACTTATATCCAGCTTGAGTTGGATATTTGTTATAACAATAGGTAAAGAAGTAGATGTTAAACCATTTAACTGTACTATCTGTATGGGCTTCTGGTTAGGTTTACTATGGTTTATTATTGTTGAACAAACTATATTGTGTTTACCACTTGCTGGATTTACTTCATTAATTACTCAAGTTATTGACCGATGGATGATAAAACTATATTAGATAAACTAATTGCAGCCAAACCTTTGGCCGATTTAATTATTGACCACAATTATTTGCCATCAGGTAATTATAATGTGGTGGTCAGTTTATCCGAAATTTATACTTACTTGTATAAAGGTAACGTACAACTGCATTGCCCAAGCTGTGTGAGGGAAATGTTTATTAGACTTTACCATTATTACTATGTGGATGCAATTAAAGAACTAAAACCAAAAGATAATGGAACGCGGCAGACCAAGAAAAATAAATAGTCCTGAAGAACTTTTAGAGTTATTTAATGGATATTTAGATTGGGTTAAAGAAAATCCAGTTAGAAAAATGGTATTTGTAGGTAGAGATGGGAATAAGGAATATGAACTTGTAGATAGGCCATTATCTATTGATGGATTTGAGGTTTATTGCTATACTAAGGATATTACAGTAGAGCATTATTTAAATAATAAAAATGGTTCTTATGAAGATTTTTGCTCTATCTCTACACGTATTAAGCGGATTATCAGGGAGAATCAAATATCAGGAGGCATGGCTGGACTATACAATGCAAGTTTAACAGCAAGGATAAATGGATTAGCAGAAAAGCAAGAAACGAAAATAGAGGGTGAAGTTGCTATCTTTAAAGGAATAGATTTAGATGTTTCAAAAGACGACAGCACAAGCTAAAATAGCCAGTTTAAAAAAACGGATTAGGATAGTTCAAGGAGGTACATCCTCAAGTAAAACATTTAGCATATTACCATTATTAATTACCTACGCTATTCAAAAACCAATGACTGAAATAAGCGTGGTTAGTGAAAGCATACCACATTTAAAAAGAGGTGCAATTAAAGACTTCTTAAAAATAATGATGTGGACTAATAATTATAAAGATGACCGCTGGAATAAATCCAGTTTAAAATATAAGTTTAGTAATAATTCATTTATTGAGTTTTTTAGTGCTGACCAACCGGATAAATTAAGAGGTGCCAGGAGGGATGTTTTATTTATTAATGAGTGCAACAATATAGGATTTGAAGCATATCAACAGTTAGCAATAAGGACTAAGAATTTTATTTATTTAGATTATAATCCCTCTAATGAGTTTTGGGTGCATGAGCATTTATTAAACGATAATGATTCTGATTTCATTATACTTACTTATAAAGACAATGAAGCATTGGATCCTGCCATTGTTAGGGAAATTGAAAAGGCAAAGGATAAATCAGAAACATCAAGCTATTGGGCCAACTGGTGGAAAGTTTACGGATTAGGTTTATTAGGTAGCTTACAAAATACTATCTTTGAATTTAATCAAGTTGATAGGATACCAAACGATGCTGAATTTATTGCCTATGGTTTAGATTTTGGATTTAGTTCTGATCCAGCTGCATTGGTAGCTGTTTATAAAATGAATGGTGAATTATTTGTAGATGAATTGATTTATCAAACAGGCTTAACCAATTCAGATTTAACTCAGCGATTTAGGGCCATTGGCATTAATGAATATGATAAGATTATAGCAGATAGTGCCGAGCCTAAGAGCATTGAGGATATTTACAGAAACGGATATAAGGCAGTTGAGGGTGCGAGAAAAGGGCCAGACAGTATTAGGGCTGGAATTGATTTAATAAGGCAGCATAAATTAAATGTAACTAAAAGC